AGTCGATCTCATGCCGAAACTCTTGCTCTTTGATCTCCAGCTCACGGCGCTTTCTGAGCCAGAACTCGAGGTCTTTGTTGAGCATCTCGACCTCGGCCCTCTTCGCATCTTCGATCTCCGCGGGAGCGGTGCTGGGGAACATCTGGGTGAAACTGATTGCTTTGCTCATTTTCTATTCCTTCTCTGATTGATGGGGGCCGAAGCCCCCGTTGGTTTAGATCAGGACCGCGCCACCGCGGCTTTCCTGGGCAATAAGGTTGTTGGCGTAGGTGATCGCGTTGGCCTCGACAGCGAAGAGGCGCGTATCGATGATTTGCTGGGCATCAGTGTCAATGAACGTCACAGCGTAGCCGGTGCGAATCTGCGTCACAATTACAGCCAGGCCGTACTCGGTGTTGATGCGGGTAAAAGTTTGTTGGCTCATTTTCAATCTCCTTGGTTTCTATGCTTCAATGTTTGCTCACTACAAGACCTATTATACAGAGAATAATAGATAGTGCAACTCTAATCACCCACAACTTATGGGGGAATTATGCTGGTCCTACCCTGGCCACCCAAAGAGCTGTCGCCCAATGCCCGAGTCCATCGCCTAGTCAAGGCCAAGGCCGCAAAGGCTTATCGCCATGCCTGCTGGGCGCTCACCAAAGAGGCCAAGCTCGTCCCCGCTGGGATGCATCTGAAGATCACCTTTGTGCCACCGACCCGCCAGCCACGGGATCTGGACAACTGCCTGGCTTCGATCAAGTCTGGGTTGGATGGGGTGGCAGATGCCCTCGGACTCAATGACCGAGCCTTCAGGCCGATCACGATAGACATGGCTGAAAACGTCGGTGGAATGGTTGTGATTGAACTTTTGAAAAAGTGAGTTATCATAGTTACGTCGGAGTTGACATCCCGGCGTTTGATCCGAGAAGAACCCTCTAGTGGGGGCTTGTATGCACTTCACTCGGATCGAGTGCTGGCCTGTCAAGCCCGAGCCTCCGCTAGAGGGTTTTTGTATTTCTGGCTGCGACTGTGCTGGGGAGGGTAACGACCAGCGGCACAGATCAAAGAGTCAACTGGGGGGAAGGTGCGGAAGAATGACAAAAAAGGGTGGCGAAGCCAGCGCCCTTGCACTGAACGGCTGGCGAGTCAAGTGCGGCTCCAGTGGGAAAGCTCTTGTAAAGGACTCAGACACTCGTCAGGGATGGCTGAGTCTTGCTCACCAGAGGGAAACTATGAATATAAAAAAGTTAGTGAAGTTAGGATGATTTTATAAACTGCATCAATCATAGAGGGAGAAGAAAATGGAAGAGTTCGAGAAGTTCTGGAAGACATACCCAAGGAAGGTCGGCAAGGCTGAAGCTCGAAAAGCCTGGGCGCAGACTGAGAAGATCAGGCCCGATACCGAGATCTTAATCAAAGCAATACACGCTGCCTGCAAGACTGATCAATGGATGCGAGGCGGTGGGCAGTTCATACCTCACGCATCGACCTGGCTCAGAGGCGAACGCTGGGAAGACGAACACGAAGTCATTCTCCCCGGAGTCGTAAACGAAAAGCCTTGGCATGAGACCGCCAGCGGCATCGAGGCCAAGGGCCGAGAGCTGGGTCTGACTCCCGATCAATTCGCATCTTGGCCAGCATTCAAGCAGGCCGTCATGCATCAAGTGATGAGGGCCGCATGAATGAGTTGGCTCTTTTCGCAGGCGCTGGTGGAGGAATACTTGGGGGACACCTCCTTGGATGGCGAACAGTCTGTGCAGTCGAGTGGGAGCCTTACCCAGCAAGCGTATTGTGCGCCCGACAAAATGACGGAATTCTCCCGCCTTTCCCGATTTGGGATGATGTTCAAACCTTTGACGGAAGACCGTGGCGAGGAATTGTTGATGTCGTATCTGGCGGATTTCCATGCCAAGACATCAGTATCGCAGGAAGGGGCGCAGGACTCGACGGAGAGTCTAGTTCAATGTGGTATCACATGGCAAGGGTGGTTAGCGAAGTTCGACCCAGATTCGTATTTGTGGAAAACAGCCCAATGCTCCTTCATAGAGGAATCGGGCGAGTCCTTGGAGACCTTTCCTGCCTCGGGTATGACAGTAAATGGGCTGTTATGGGAGCGGCAGATGTTGGCGCACCGCACCAGCGTGACCGCATCTGGATTGTGGCGAACTCCAGACACGGGGGGGGGGGGGGACCAAGCGGTCTGCTCAAACAGGGCAAGAATCGTCGAGAGAATGGGCAGCCAATCCAGATCAGACTGGTGGATCAAGTGAACAACCCGAGACTCTGGCCTACACCAGTCAAGAGGATGTACAAAGACAACGGAAGTCCGTCGGAATACGAGCGCAACGAGACGCCCCTAGCGGCACAGGTTGGTGGGCCTCTGAACCCGCCTTGGACAGAGTGGCTCATGGGGTGGCCGCTAGGGTGGACAGACTTAAAGCCATTGGAAATGGACAAGTTCCAGAAGTGGCTAGACGAGCATGGGAGGTATTAAGTGAATCCACAAGAATATGAGATCGCAAGACTACGCCATGATCTTGTTGCGGCAGAGACCGAGATCCGTGAGCTGCGGAAAAAAGTCATCGACCAGATCCTCGAGTACGCAAAACTTGAGGGAGTCTCCATGCAAGACCTCATTCGGATAATGAAGGCAATGCGATGAAGGTCTTCATTCTCTCTCACCAACAGGCCCGACAAAACGCCCTCAGAGCCGTTGCGGAAGCGCCAGAAGGGTATGAGGTCAGGATCGCCGAGAAAAGACGCTCACTGGACCAAAACGCCCACCTTTGGGCAGTCTTGACCGATATATCTCAGCAAGTCGAGTGGCACGGCCAGTTCTTGTCTCCAGAGGACTGGAAGCACATTCTGACCGCGGGACTCAAACGCGAACAGAGGATGGCGCCAGGCATCAACGGTGGCTGGGTGGTTCTTGGTCTGTCGACCAGCAAAATGACCAAGAGCGAGTTCTCGGACCTTCTTGAGCTGGCCTATGCATTCGGATCAGAGAAAGGGGTGCAATTTGAACTATCGCAACAAGAAACTGCTTGAGGCCGTGAGGCAACTTCCCTGCACCGTCTGCGGCATCGAGGATGGAACCGTGGTCGCGGCCCACTCCAACCAGCTGCGCCACGGGAAGGGAAAGGGAATCAAGGCCCACGACTGGGCAATCGCGGCCATGTGCCATGCCTGTCATTCCCAAATCGACCAAGGCAAAGACCTCGATAAAGGCACCCGGTTCGGTCTCTGGGACAGGGCATTTGAGCGCACTTTGCAACTATTGTGGGAAAGAGGCATAATAGAAGTTCGCAAGTAAACACTGAAAGGAAGAAAATGGAAATCAAGCACGCGAAGGAAAGTGGACACTGGTATACGCGAGAGGGTGAGCCTGCCTACACAGTCAAGTCGACCAAGGGTGAGGACCGCCCGACGACGTTGAGGGATGCTAGGAAGCTCAATCTTGTCCCTTCTGTCACCACGATTCTTGGGGTGGCCGCAAAGCCTGGGCTGGAGATTTGGAAGCAGAATCAGGTTCTATTGTCTGCCCTGACCTTACCGAAACAAGATGGCGAGTCAGAGTCCGATTGGGTCAATCGAATCATTGAGGACTCAAAAGAGCAGGGAAGAATGGCTGCTGACTTCGGCACTCAGATCCATGCCGCGATCCAATCGCACTTTGAGGGCGAATCATACGACCCCGAATTTAAGGGTTATGTCGAAGGCGCTGTCGCGGCCATCTCGAGTCACTTCAATGATTGGGAGTGGATCTCAGAGAAGTCTTTTTGCCATGAACTTGGATTCGGTGGGAAGTGTGATCTGCACGTTCCAGCCGCTTACAGAGTCGAGGGGTTTGTCGTTGATATCAAGACCAAAGATTTTGGGCCAGAAGATAAGGTCTCTGGCTACGACGAACACCTATTGCAACTTGCGGCCTATCGGATGGGACTCGGAATCCCAATCGCACGTTGCGCCAACGTATTTGTCAGTCGCAGTCACCCAGGGCTTGCTCACGTTGTTGAGTGGGATCAAGAAGACTTGGACCGCGGCTGGCAGATGTTCGTCAAGCTCCTTGAGTTTTGGCAATTGAAAAGCAACCATAGATAAAGGAAGAAAATGAGTTCAGTCAATAAAACCATTCTGATCGGGAGGTTGGGCGCAGATCCTGAGAAGCGATCCATGCCCGATGGGACCGCGGTCTGCAACTTCAACTTGGCGACCTCGACTATCTCCAACAAAAACGGAGAGAGAAAAGAGTTCACCGAGTGGCATAAGTGCAGCGCCTTCAACAAGGCCGCGGAGATAGCTGGGGAATACTTGAAGAAAGGCTCTCAGGTCTTCGTAGAAGGCTCTAACAGGACGCGAAAGTGGACTGATAAGGATGGGCAAGAGCGATACACCACAGAGGTCGTGGTGGGCCGTCTGGTCCTTCTTGGGGGGAAGTCTGATTCGTCACAGGCTTCCAAATCTGTTGATTTTGATGACGACATCCCAGGTTTTTAACTCGAAAGGAAAGTAATCATGGAAGGAAAGAAAATGTTCGCCTACGTCGCGCTCTGCGCTCTCGGTATCGTCACCGCGGGTTGCTCGTCTCTGCCTGGTTCAGGGCCGATGACCAGCTCTGGGGAGTCTGTCTTGATGGTCGAGAAAGAGTCCTACGCAATGAGCAGGCAGCAAGTCATCCAAGCAATCACGGAATGCCGTAGCGCAGGGCTTCGGTCTTATGTGATCTACGGGAAGCGGTTCGTCAACCAGCGGCCAGCTGACGTTGTCGTCGATGTGACCTGTTATTAGAAGGGTGCGGGGTTGACCAAATTCGGCAGGAGAATGT